CGGGTGCTGCGGTTCTGTCGGTTCTTACGTCGGTTATCTCCGCGCCGCTCGGCGCTAAAGGTTCCGCTTCTGTTCTGTCGGGTAAGTAATGGCTACCCCGGCTTACTATCCGATTTCGGTTCGTATTGGCGATACGGAAACGGTTACGGTTACGTTGCAGGAATCTAACGGCACGCCGGTAGATATCACCGGGCGTTCATATGCCGCGCAGATTCGAGCTACTGCCGATGCCGCGGCCACTATTGCTACGTTTACTTGTGCGATTACGAACGCCGCTGCCGGGCAGTTTGCTTGCACACTTTCGGCGACTACGACCGGTGCGCTCAGTATCGGAACGGGCGTATGGGATTTACAAGAAACTAGCGGCGGCGGCACCGTTAAAACTACGATCCTCGCCGGGCCGGTCCGTATCGACTACGACGTTACGCGATGAGTAGCAACGTTACGGTACGGGTTACGGATGTAGTCGTACGGTCGGCGTCTTCGGATGTAGTCGTACGGTCTGCCGGTCCCGTTATCGTTGCGGCGGGCGGTTCCGGTCCTACTGGCCCGGCTGGCGCAACGTGGCAAGGTTATTACGGATCGTTCAGCGACTCGACTACGCAAACGATCACGGCGAATACGGCTACGCCGATCCGGTTTAATACAACCGAGGAAAGCAACGGCGTAACCGTAGGGTCGCCTACGTCGCGGCTCGTGATCGCTAACGCCGGTACCTATAACGTTCAATTCTCCGCGCAGCTAGATAAAACCGACGGCGGCCAAGACGACGCGACTATTTGGTTACGTGTAAACGGTACCGACGTTGCCCGAACCGCTACGGATGTAACCCTAGAGCAGTCCGCTAGGCGCATCGTTGCGGCGTGGAATTTCGTTTACACGTTTACAGCCGGTCAGTATGTAGAGCTTGTATGGTCGTCTCCCGACTCGAGCATGAGGCTACTTGCGGCGGGTACGCGGACGGGTCCGGTTCGCCCGGCGTTGCCGTCGGTTATTTGTACGGTTACGCGGGTGGCGTAGGTCTCCGGCTCAGCGACGGCGCGTATTCCTGCACGCGCCGAATAGACGGTATGCACCGTAATGGAGCATCCGCTAACTAATACCATTAGAGCCGGTCGCGAATGGCCCGGTTACCTTCACGGGTAGCCGGGCCATTTTGCGTTTTCCGGTGCATTTCCCCACGTCAGAGGCTCGAAAAATAAAGGCTTGACAGACCGTGACGGTTTGTAGTTGAATATCTCTATCGGGACGACAAGCGTTCCGCAGCTCCGAAGGGGAGAAAATGCGTTACTTAGTTACCACCACTTATGCAGATGGCAAAATTTCCGAAGGCGTGACCTATGAGCGCAACGCGGCCGAATATTTCGCGGCGCAATGCCGCGTTACCGTTCGCGACGGCGTTCCGGCGGTTGAAGTTACTGTTACTGCCGAAGAATTTCGTTTCCCGTGGGCGGTGTCAGCATGAATACCAAGTTTGAGGTAGGACAGGAATTAGCGGTTCGGTCGCTCGGCGATTGGGATTGCGTCTATCGCTTTACGGTCGTTTCACGTACCGCGAAATTTGTAACGCTGAACTATTACGGCGAGCCGAAGCGCGTAGGTATTAAGACAGACGGCGAAGGCGAATACTGTTACCCGTTGGGTAGCTATTCAATGGCTCCGCGGTTGCGTTGCAGCGCAACGGTTCAGGCGGTGACGGCATGACCGCACCGCTGGAATTTACCGAAGGGGATCGGCGGCTATTAGTCGCCGCTCTCCTGCAATACCGTTCGCACCTACTCGGCTACGTACATTCTTTAGCGATTGAGAATAACGACCAGTACGCCGCAGACGCCGCCGTAATACGAGACCTACACGCCGAAATCCTTACCGACTACATCCGTACTACAGGCGGTGCGGTCCTAACCGATGGCGAAGAATGATGCGCAACGCGCCCGCGAATATCGAGACCGCAAACGCGGTAGACCGCCTAGAGACCTACAGCCTTGCGGCACCTATGCCGCCGCGGTCCGACATCGCCGTAAAGGCGAACCGGTCTGCGATCTATGTCGTACCGTTTTGGCTGAGCGTTCTAGAACGTATTACCGCGCCACTACTAGCCGTGACGAAATGTAACTATCCGCGCGAGTGTCACACCGACGCGGCAAACTATCCAACACAACGCAAGGGGACCGAATGACCATCTACGAAGCGCCTACATTATTTCCGGCATGGCAAACGACTACCGGCAAATTCGAGACCATAGACGACAAGTTTCGCGCCTTTCACGACGCGAACCCGTGGGTAGCCGATGAGCTAGAGAAGCTCGCCGACGTGGAATACCGCCACGGCGACGGCCGCATAGGGATTAAGTATCTAATCGAGGTGCTGCGATGGAACTACCGACGCGCTACGACCGGGCAACCGTTCCGAATCGACAACGATTTCACGTCCCGCTACGCCCGGCTACTGGTCGATCGTCGCCCGGAATTCTCCGACCTATTCGAGACACGTACACTACGCAGGGAGTAAGTAGGTCGCGTAGTATTGCGGTAGTCGTATCGGTGGTCGCTCTATAAATAGCGGCGAGTCGCGTAACTTAGGAAGGCGCGTGACTCCGGGTACCCGCCACCCGTCACCGGTACGGCTATCGGAATACTACGGGCCATGACCGTTCGGGAGTCCGGTTCTGTCTAGGCGGACAGCGAGTAGTAGACCACTAACCAACTAGATAGGGGAAAGAATGCAATACACAACTACCGGGCAGCTTCGTGATCGGGTTTCGGTTTACGACTGCTCACCGCATAACGAAGACCTTTACGTAGTCGATCTTGGCGGCGTAAGGATAATGACCGAGCTACCGCAACAACTTCTAGACAAGTTACGCGACGCAGTTAACCAGTTAGACGCTCTACTTAGTGAGCGTAACGTATGAATAGCGCAGCTAAGTACGGTGCCGGTCTTGCGTTTACCGGGTTCGCGTTGTTTACGCTGAACTGGTTTATAGAAACTTCTATAGCTGCCGGGACGATCGTTTACGCGTTACTTACGTTGGTTTCCGCTACGGTTGGTATCGGTCTGTTACTGGTGCATCATCGTGCGGAGACGCGACGCGAGCAGGCGCGCGAACGGCGTTACCGGGCTTCGGAAGATCGCGCTCGGATGATGGAAGAGACGTATAACTGGCAGCGGGAGCGTACGCAATGGAATTAGAAGCCGAACAAACTACCCGGCCTTGCCGGTGCGGCGAATATCAGCTACCAATAACCGTGGAAAGTGCAAAGCGTGTAGACGCCGGGAAAACAGATTTACTATGTAGTCCTAACTGTTGGGGCATCTACTTAGCTCGACGTGGTAACAACGATAAGGAGAACGAATGACTACGCTAAGTGTCGTGCAGGCTCTCGCGGCCGCATCCGAAGACGTACGTAGCGTACGCAAGGACAGTAAGAACGAAGCGCAGCGGTTTAACTTCCGCGGTATTGACGCGGTTATGAACGCGTGCGGTCCGGCGTTTAGGAAGCATGGCATTATTTGTATTCCGCAAACCGAGGACGTGCAGTTTGAACCTATGCAGCTCGCGAGCGGTAAGACGGCTACGCGCGTGGTCGTGAAAATTCGGTACGTATTTTACGGTCCCGGCGGCGACTCATTAGAAGCGGTCGTATACGGCGAGTCTTTCGATATGGGAGACAAAGCACTAGCGAAGGCGTATAGCGTCGCGTATCGGACGTGCCTACTACAGACCCTCACTATTCCGACTGATGACCCGGACCCGGACGCGGAAGTATTCGAAGCGGCATCGAAACCGCAACGCAAACCCGCAGCGAAACCGACCGGCGAACCCGTCGCGACTCGCGCAACCGTGGACGAACTACACGCCCGTCTAGCGTCACTTTCGGAACCGTTGCTAGAGGAATACGGAAACTGGCGGACCGCGAACGGTATCCCAAAACTGTCCGAATCGTTGACGGTTGCGCAAGCGGGAGCGGTCATCATATGGCTGAACGAAAACGCTTAACGGTTTCGCAATGGCAAGCGCATAACCGGCAGCTAGTCCGTTTACCGGACGGCCGTTTAGGGCGTATGCAGTATGTAACGCCTTCGTCGCTTATTGCTACGGTCGTGGTCGGCGGACGCCGTATCCGGCTACCGTATTTCGATCTAGAACTAGTTCAGGCGGGTGAATATGAAACGTTCGGGACCGTTACGCAGGAACAAACCGCTAGCGAAAATGTCTAAAAAACGACGGGCCGAATATGCGCAGCGTATGAACCTACGCCGCGACGTATTCGAGAAAGCCGACTACCGATGCGAAGCCGCCGCCATTGTTCCGCAGGTCGTTTGCTTTGGCGGTCTCGACGCGCACGAGATTACGCCGCGCGCTACGCATCCCGGCGCGCACCTAAACCCGACCGTTATTATTGCTATCTGTCGTGGGCATCATACGTGGACGCATGAGAACCCGTCCGACGCATACGCGTACGGTTTACTAGTACGAAGGGTAGACAATGGATAGAGAACCGGTATGGCCGATGGTCGCGGTCTGCGCGATCGTATGGGTAGTTATGTTTTTTGTTTATCTCATCGCGGCGGGTGCGTTGTGATCGTTGACCTATTCGCGGGTCCGGGCGGCTGGTCTGAGGGTTTACGTATGCTTTCGCCGGAGCTGCACGCTACGGAGATCGGTTTAGAGTGGGACGCTGCCGCGTGCGAGACTCGAGCCGCTGCCGGTCACGCGACTATCAGAACCGATATAGCCGCTTATCCTCTCGAGCAGTTTAGCGACCGGGTTACGGGTTTAATCGCGTCGCCGCCTTGCCAAGACTTCTCGTTAGCCGGTAAACGTGCCGGTATTGAAGGCGAACGCGGGCAACTTATCCGCGAGGTGCTGCGCTGGTCGGAAGGTTTGCGGCCGGAGTGGATAGCGTGCGAACAAGTACCGCCCGCGTTACCGGTATGGCGTGACTACGAAACGGAACTACGTAAGCTTGGCTATAGCACTTGGTCGGGCGTTTTAAACGCTGCGGACTATGGAGTACCGCAAACTAGGCGACGCGCTATTTTAGTGGCTTCTCGTATGGGGCCGATCGGACCGCCGAACCCGACGCACGACCGACACCCGGAACCGTCGCTATTTGCGGATGAGCTTCGACCGTGGGTATCTATGCTTAGTGCAATTAACAAAAATTATATGTTAAGACACGACTCAGCGAGACACGACAGACCGCGAAACAAAGAAGGGAAGCAACCGGTACGCGACAAAAACGGCGACGACTTCTATTTTAGAATGAATCCCGCTAGACCTTGCTGGACGGTTACAACAAACGCGGGAAATTGGAAGTGGGAAACTGGCGACGGTGACAAAGCTTTAACCATTGAGGAGACGTTAACTTTGCAGTCGTTCCCGAAAAATTACCCTTTACAAGGGACAAAGAAAAAACAGTTTCAGCAGGTAGGGAACGCGGTACCGCCGCGACTCGCCGCGCATATCCTTGCGCGCGTTACTGGTAAGGCGTTTAACCCGTGACCGGTGCGGCGTCTCGGCGACGTGGTGCCGAGGCTGAACGCAAGGTAGTTAACTGGTTACGTGACAACGGCTACCCGGACGCCCGCCGCTATCTAGCTGGCGACGGACGGCAGCCGGGCGACATAGACGCAATACCGGGCGTAGTGATTGAAGTTAAAGACGTAGTCGCGTCGGCGTGGCCGTCATGGTGCAGGCAAGCCGAAACGCAAGCGGGACCGGACCGACTGCCGATCGTGGTACGTCGGACCCGTGGAGTACCGGACGTGGCGCAATGGTCTGCCCGATGGCTACCGGGTCACGGTACGGAATGGTTTAGTGGTACTTTCGGCGACGTTATCGCCGACATACGAAAGGGGAAACTATGAGTAACACCCGCCTAGCATGGTTCCGGGCGCGACACCGCAAGCAAGGCGTTACCGACTGGATGACCGACGCGCTCTGCCGAATCGAGAAGGTACCGACCGAAACGTTTTATTCGGCTACGTCTCAGGCGCGTGAAGTGTGCGACCGCTGCCCGGTCGCGTATGACTGCCGTAAGCACGCTTTCGAGACGGAAGAAAAGTACGGCATATGGGGCGGCGTATCGTTTGCGGACTGGTATCACCCGCAGCACACCGACCGTTTCGAGGGTTTAAACGATCCTCGGATACGTGAGGCATACCGCCGCGTATGGTCCCGATCCGGCGAAGGATCGGAAACCCGTAGACACTTACGTAAGCTCTCCGACCCGGAGCTAGAACTACTCGCCGCGCAAGAGGATTTTATTTAATGCGACCCGACCCGGTTACCGAATGGCATTGCCCCAAATGCGACACCGATTACGTTTCTCCGCTACCCGTTACGGCGGTGCGGTGCGGATGCTCGAAACGTGCAAACCGTGACTATTGGATGAAACCGAAAGAGGCTACGAAATGAAAAAGAAACTTACGCTTACGGTGCTTTTGTTGTTGCTAACCGGTTGCGTCTCGACGCAAGGTAACGAACCGGCACCGCCTACACCTACAAACGAGCTAGCAGGCGCACCGCTACCGGAAACGACGACAACGCTACCGGACCTTTCGTTTCTAAATACGACGACAACGCAACCAAAACCGAAACCGCGACCGGTAACAATTCAACCGCAAACCGGCGAACCAACCGCGGAACAATGGGACGCGCTCGCCTATTGCGAGTCGAGTAACCGCCACGACTACCCGCCGGTAAAAGGCGGCTTCTCCGGTCTACTCATGTTTCACCACGCGACGTGGAACGGATACGGCGGCCAAGAGTACGCACCGCAAGCGTGGCAAGCTACACGCGAACAGCAAATAGAAATAGCGTTACGTTTATGGCGTGCGCGCGGCTGGCAACCGTGGCCGGGTTGTAGGGCGAAGCTCGGCTTTAACTAACTAACTAGCAAGGGGAACCTATTCACCGTAGAGAAGATCGCCGCGCGCCTTATGGCTATATCAGCGGAAACCGAAAACCTATTCGACTACGTGTACCTTCTCGAGGCGGCACGACTGTTAGTAGATCAATTAGACACAATCCGCGAAGGGGTCAGATATGGAGACTGAAGTATGGGCGTTATCGCCTATCTCGGATTGCTTTATAGACGCACCGTGTACGCAAAACACCGGGGCTATATGGTGGTGCGGCGGTTGTATGGGTAACGGGCGGCGGGTAGTTACGTCGCACGTTATCGAAGTAATGGTTCTTATTGGTCACGACGGCCGACCTATGGCATACGAAACTAAAGAGGATGGGGAACAATGAACAGAGCAGCACGACGCGCGCAAGATAAGCAAGAGACACGCGCCTACCGTTTACGTAAACGTCAGGGCTCACCGGCCCGAAAAGTGTTACACCGTCACCGGTCAATGACCGCAGCAACACAAAGGGGGAAAGAATGACACGCGACGAACTAACCCGGCTACGTAACGTATCCATAGCACCTAACGCGATCGACCCTATTTGGCTCCGACAAGCGGTACGCGAGATAGACGAACTACGCGCAGCACTAGACGGCGTCTGCCGACTCTATGAGCAATCACAAAAAACAGTAGAGGCACGCGGCGCAGAGCTTTCACGTATGCGCGCCGAAGCTAGAGAGCGTGCCTAATGTGGGCGAAAGTAGACGACGGGTTTTGGTGCCACCCGAAAGTAATCGGGCTACCCCTAGCCGCATCGGGTTTATGGGTGCGCGCGTTGTCGTGGTCGTGCGCTCAGCGACTCGACCTAGTACCGGAAACGTTCGTACGCATGGTCGGCGGCACGATCGAAGACGCTACCGCGTTAGTAGACGCCGGGTTATGGATCGCAACCGACGACGGGTACCGAATCCATAACTGGACGGAATACCAAACGCTCACAACGTCAGAACGCAGAGCCGAAGCCGGGCGTAAAGGCGGCATAGTTTCCGGTCAGAAACGAAGCAAAGCCGAAGCAAAGCCCAAGCAAACCGCAAGCAAAAACGTTTTGCTAACGAAGCAAAGCTACGAAGCAGGTACCCATCCCATCCCGACCCGACCCGGAAAACCATCTTCGGAACCGTCAGCAACCGAAACCGTTACCGCCGCGATCGAAGAGGCAGTACGTCAGCGACAAGCAACTACGACCGGCATACGAAACCCGGAAGCATGGCGACGCACCGTACGCGAACAAATGACCAGAGACGAAGACGCCATAGCGAAAGCAACGCGCCTCTTAGAGCAATACCCGACGGCGAACACTTCCCAAATCGCCGCCGCGCTTAACGGCTCTACCGTCGCCCTAAGGCTACTTAAGCGGGAAAGCCTACCGAACGAACCCGCAACGCCTTAGAACGCTTAACTAACGAACCTACGCCACTACAGACGACCGGAGACCCTAAGCAATGGCAATACCGCGCGACACCCACGAAACCGCGACCACGGCGCTAACGATCCTGCGCCTAATTCAAACCCGCGACGAATACGGCGGGACCGTACTCGACCGGATCAGAGACGCCCGCAACGGGCAACCGTCCGCGATCCGATACGACTCCGACAAAATCACCGCAACCGGAACCAGCGACCCAACCGCCGCCGCAGCGCTCAGACCCGACAACGCCGCACGCGACCAGCACGACCTAGAACAGAACCTAGCTAAAGCCCGGCAACACTTAGACCGCGCCCTAGCCATCGTGAACACCTACACGCCGCGACCACCTAACGCCCTAGAACGGCAACGCATGGCCGACGCTAACGAACCGCATTGCGAAAGCTGCGCACGAATCGAAGTAGCAAACGGAATCCCACGGTGGGAACCGCCACTAACCCAAGAACGCAGCACCGTAGGCGACCGCCTACCCGAACCGCTATGGCTCTGCCGATGGTGCTACGACCACGTAACACAAACCGGAACGAAACCAAACACCGACGAACTAGACCAGCACCATTCCGGCGCGCGCGTTCGTTGCCCGCACCCGCGAACCGAACCGATGTTTCCCGAATGAATCGCCTACCGTCTCGACCCCTATACGACGCCGCCGCATACGTAGCCGGTAAACCCCTACACGGTCACGGCTGCCGCTACTGCCACGACATAGCAAACGAACGAACCGCGTGCGTAAAGCAAGAAGAACTAGCGCAGCTACTCGGCGTCACCCGGCGCACTATCCAACGCTGGACGAAGCCCGGTATACCCCTGCACTATGCAGACCAGTTAGCTACCCGGCTCGGCTATAACCCCATAGCGGTATGGGGCTTATGGTGGGACGATCCCGAATACCTTAGCCTTGTGGATAACTAACGATTACGCTACGGCGACAATGCAAGAACTAGGTAACGCTTAAACAAATGCGTCGCCCGTGTATAGATTGCGGTACCCCTACCCCTACCGACCGGTGTAACGCCTGCCGACTGGTACGGAACCGCAGACGAATACGCGCAAGCTCGACCGCACGCGGCTACGACCTACAACACAAGCAAGCTAGAGCAGACCTACTAACGCAACTACCTACCCTATGCGGGTACGGGTGCGGGACCCTACTGGTCTCGGCTAGCGATATGGTCGCAGCTCACGTAATAGACGGGGACCCGTCCGCCGGGTGGTTACCCTCTTGCCGATCATGTAACGAACGTGCGAAGCGCAGACGCGTTAGAGGTTGACCGCTAGACATATGCGGTACGAATCGCTAACGAAATTGCGCGCAAATCCGAACGGACTCGACCGCACCCGCGCCGGTACCCCCCCCGGACCCCCATTTTTTCACAACACGCGAGCGGCCAAGACCCACGCCCTACCCAATTTTGTGCATCGTCATAATTATTGAAGGGGTCGCGAATTACGCCGACCCCGGCTTTTTTAAGGGGAACCTATGAGCAGAGCGGGCCGACCGGCCACGCCGAACGAAGTAAAAAAACGACGCGGGACCGCGCGCCCCGACCGGGTTCCTAATTTGGGAAACCTTGCGGCGGTGCCAGCGGTTGCACCCGAACCGGTAGAACTAGACCCGGTAGACGCGTTGGATTATGTGCTAACTGCTGGCCAAATTTGGCTAGCTCAGACCGATACCCTCGCTTGCGCAATGTTGCGCGAGTCAATCGAAGAGCGCGCTAGCTTGCGCACCGTTGTTATGGCTACTCAATCAGCCGAAGCGCGTAAGGCTTTACGCGATTTAGACAAGCAAATACTTTCGCAAATGGGGACGCTCGGTTTCGATCCTTCGGGCCGGTCACGTCTCGGACTAGCCGAAGTGAAATCAGCTACGAAACTAGAGCAGTTACGCCGGGCGCGTGGCGAAGGTTAGCGGCTGGCCGTCGCGATGGCTTTCGTTTAACGCAACCGCTAAGACGAAGACGCGCGGTAATGAGGCTTCCGAATTTATTAACAGTTACGCCCGTGTAGTTAAAGCGTCTGTCGGCGGTTCCGCTGGCGACCTTATCCGCCTACGACCGTGGCAGCTAAAGCTACTAGACAGTTTGCTAGCGGAGACTCCCGACGGAAAACTTAAGCACCGGTCCGCGCTTGTCGGCTTACCACGTAAGCAGGGCAAGAGCGCGTTAGGTGCCGGGCTTGCGTTGTGGTCGCTTTATTGCGGCGACGCGGGCGGTGAGGTTTATTCTTGCGCTGGTACCCGTGAGCAGGCTCGTATCGTTTTCGGTTCGGCTAAGCGCATGGTTGAGCTAGACCCGGAGCTTTCGAGTATCTCTAAAGTTTACCGGGACGCTATCGAGGTTCCCGAAACCGGTTCGGTTTATCGGGTGCTAAGCCGCGAAGCTGGCGCTTCCGAAGGTCTCTCTCCGACGATGGTCGTTTTCGATGAGGTACACGTTCAGCCGGACCGCGAGCTATGGGATGTTATGGCGCTCGGCGCTGGCGCTCGGCATGAACCTTTAATGTTGGGTATCACTACTGCCGGGTCACGTACCGACAACTACGGCCGCGATTCTTTTTGCTACTCGCTTTACCAGCATGGCAAACAGGTAGCCGCTAAAGAGATAGACGACCCTACGTTTTTCTTTGCATGGTGGGAACCTAAAGCCGGTTCAGACTCCGACCATACCGACCCGAAGGTTTGGGCCGAAGCTAATCCCGGTATCGGTGATCTAAACAGTTACGAAGATTTCCGTTCTACGCTTGTGCGTACTCCTGAATCCGAATTTCGTACGAAGCGAACGAACGTATGGGTAGTCGGTTCTTCTGCTGCGCTGCCGCATGGCGCATGGGGAAAGCTCGCCGACCCGGACCGTATACCGGACCCGGCTCTACCCGTTGTGCTTATGGCCGATGGATCGTGGAGCGGTGACAGTACCGGCGTAGTAGTTGTCACGGTTGAGGAACGGCCGCATATGTACGTTCTCGATTTATGGGAAAAGCCCGGCGACTCTAACGAATGGCGCGTACCGATTAGCGAAGTAGAAACCGCTATTCGTAACGCTGCTCGTTCCATGCAGGTTGCAGAGATTGGGATGGACCCGTACCGCTGGCAGCGTTCTATGCAGGCTCTTGAGGATGAGGGTCTGCCGATGCTTGAGTATCCGATGGGTTCCGTTCAGCGAATGGTTACCGCGTGGAAACTTTTTTACGATGCGGTCCTAGATAAAACGTTTACCCATAGCGGCGACCCGCGGCTAGCACGTCACGTAGAAAATATGGTTCTAAAGATTGACGCCCGCGGCGCGCGCCCTACAAAAGAAAACAAACAAAGCACCCGCCATATCGACTTAGGCGTTTGCGCTGTCGCAGGATTAGAGCGCGCCGTATGGCACGCTACGCACGTTCCGACACCGGCTACGGTGCCGCAAATTATCGACCCGTGGAGCTTTACCGATGCGTAACGCCTTAACTACTTTCGCTGAGATTATTGGGGCCGCGGCGATCGTTTGCGGTATCGCTATGCTCTCGGTTCCGGTTGCTTTTATTAGCGGCGGCGTTTTGATTATTACCGGTTCTTACTTGGCGGCTACCCGATGAGTCTCTTCGTTAAGCGGGCCATGCCCGCACCGTTACGGAATACCGGTTTCCTTGTCGGTAATAACTGGTCAGGCGAAAACGTTACGGAAGAAACCGCGCTAGAAGTTGCTGCGGTTCTGTCGTGCGTTTCCCTACTGGCCGACTCGGTAGCGGCGTTGCCGTTGCGCGCCGTCAGTCAGACCGGCGAACGCAATACACGTATCGAGACCCCTAGCTTTTTAACTGACCCGGCCGAAACGGTTACGCAATACGAGCTTATCCATATGGTCGTTTCGTCGCTGGCATTGCATGGCAACGCGTACTTATGGCTTGACTATGCAGGCGGTACCGGCGGGCTTCCTTCTCAGATCGTGCCGCTACATCCGGATAACGTAAACGTAACTATCGTCGGAAATTCGCGTACGTACACGGTCGCCGGTTCCGACATTGACGCTAACCAAATTCTGCACTTGCGATGGTTTACACCGCCGCAAGCCGCTAAGGGTATTAGCCCGTTACATCAGCAACGTAATACGATCGGGTCCGCGCTTGCCGTGGAACGTCACGTATCGCAATGGTACGGCGAAGGCGGTACGCCGTCTTCGGTTCTAGAGGTAGACGGAGATATAACCGTCGAGGCCGCTAAGGTTTTGCAAGCTACATGGGAAACGCAGCACCGCCGCCGCCGCCGTCCCGCGGTACTTTCCGGCGGTGTTAAGTGGAAACCTATTAGCGCGTCTGCTGCCGATATGGAACTGAACGCGTCGCGAGAGTATGCGGTAGCAGAAATCGCGCGTATCTTCCGTATCCCGGCGCATATGATCGGCGCGAAATCAGCTAGCCAAACCTACACAAATAACGAGCAGGCTGGTCTCAACTTTCTAACGTTCACTCTGTTGCCGTGGTTGCGTCGGATCGAAGCGGCGTTTTCTAACCTTATGCCTACCGCGCAGCGAGTCGAGTTTGATACGTCCGCGTTTCTTCGCGCCGATACGATTAACCGATATCGCGCGCATCAGCTCGGCATTACTTCCGGGTTTATTACGCCGAACGAAGCGCGTCAGGTCGAGGGTATGGAACCGTACTTTCCCGGTGGCGACGCGTTCGTTATGGCATTGCCGGGCGCACCTATGGCCGGTCCCGGTGGCAATCCCGATCTACCGCCGGTCGGCGTAGACGCAGACCCTCCCGAATAATGCCCGACGCGTTTCCGCCTACCGACGGAATGGTTACCGAAGCTGCACGCGGTTTAGCGTGGCGCAGCGAATACGGTCGCGGCGGTACCGCTATCGGTATCGCTAGAGCGCGCGACATTGTTAACCGCAAAGATTTACCCGTAGCTACATGGCGACGGATTAAAGCCTATTTTGATAGGCACGAAGTAGATAAACGCGCAGAAGGTTTCAGTCCCGGCGAAGACGGTTACCCTTCTAACGGCCGTATTGCGTGGGCGTTATGGGGCGGCGACGCAGGTTATTCGCGTGCGCAGTCAATCGTAGAAACCGCTAACGAAACGAAAGCGTCAGCTATGGAACAGCAAAACGAAACCCGCGACGGCGAGGGTATGTACCCGCTTACGCCGCGTCAGCAGAAACAGTACGAAGATTTAGAAGCGGTTACCGAATTGTTCGGGCAGTTTAATACTGGCATCGGTGAGGCTGGCGCGCATTACGTGGACGCTGCCGCTAACCCGTTTGCTAGTGAGGGTTTGGTTTGTTCGAACTGTTCTTTTTATGAGGGTCCGCGCGCGTGCGAAATTGTGGCGGGCGATATCGACCCTTCTGCTATTTGTAAGTTTTGGATTATCCCGGAAAGTTTAACGTCGGGCGTTACGCCGGTTGACGTAGAGACGGTGGAAGATATGACCGAAGAACCAGTTACGGAACCGGAACCGGTGCGCTATGCCGCATATCCGGTAGAGGCTCGCCGTATCGCTGGTCGAGACGTAGAGTTTCGTACCGTCGAGGTGGGGACGTTAGAGGCTGGCGACGAAGACGCCGAAGGTTTCGCGCGTTCGTTTACTGGTTACGCTGCCGTCTTTAATTCACCTAGCGAACCGCTGCCGTTTATCGAGACGATCGCACCCGGCGCGTTCAAACGTTCGCTTAATTCCGGTAAGGAAATTCGCGCATACGTAAACCATAATTCCGATATGCCACTAGCGACCACTAAGAACGGTTCGCTACAGCTCGCAGAGGATGAGCGCGGGCTACGCGTTAATATGACGCTACCCGACACTACCGCCGGGCGTGACCTTTCGGTACTTCTCCGCGAAGGCGTGGTTCACTCTATGAGCTTCGGTTTTACTGTCCCGAAATCCGGCGACGTTTGGAGCGCGGACGGTTCCGCGCGCACCCTTCGCGAGATTCGCCTGCACGAGGTTTCCGTAGTCAGCGGTCAGCCTGCCTACGCAGCGACGACCGGAGCAACCGTACGCACCGCCGACGATGCTACCGACACTCCCGAACCGGGACGGTCTGTAGATATCGCCCGACGGTATTTAGAACTAGCGCGAAAGCGTAAGTAACCAGCGACCCGAATAAACGCGCCCGGACGCTCTGCGCACCACCGCGTTTATTCACTTGCTACCCCTACAAAAATCCAACTAAGGAAAGGACTCTGCTATGTCGGAGTTTATTAAGAACCTTAGCGAACAGCGCGCCCGCGCATGGGAGCAGGCTAAGGGTCTACTTGACCACGCCGCTACCGAAGCCCGCGACCTGTCCGCAGAGGAATCAGAGCAATTCGACCGCATTAACGCCGAACTTGATACCGCCGATGCGCGTATTAAGTCAATCATTGACGCCGAACAGCGTAACCGTGATATCGAAGAAAGCCGCGCCCGTCTTGGCGTCCCGGCCGACCTCGGCGCAACCGCTACCGCAATCGTTGAAAACAGCGACGAAGATACCGTTCGTTCGCTTATGACCGGCGAAATTCGTAGCGCACGTTTCGAGAAGCGCGCTATTACGTCTTCGTCTTCGGGTGGCGCGGTTCCTACTTCGGTTTACGACCGCATCGTGGAACACCTCGTCCAAACGAACGTCGTGCGTAACGTCGCTACCATTGTCACCACTAATTCAGGCGAGACGCTGAACGTTCCTACGTCTACTGCGTTTTCGACTGCGTCTATCGTTGGCGAAGCTGCGCAAGCTACCGCTTCCGATCCGACTCTTGCTACTCGCGCGCTCGGAGCTTACAAGTACACCGTACTCGTGCAGCTCTCGAATGAATTGGCAAGTGACGGAGCCGTAGACGTTGCAGGTTTCCTCGCACGTCAGGCCGGTACCGCTATCGGTGTCGCGACTCGTGGACATATGACCACGGGCGACGGATCAAGCAAGCCGACCGGTATTGTTACTAGCTCGTCTGCTGGTGCTACTGGTGCTACTTCTGTTTCCGGTGCTTTCACCGGCGACAAGCTTATTGACCTTCGCTACTCCGTTGGCTCGGCTTACACGTCGCAGCCCGGTTGCGGTTGGATGATGAACAATACCGCTATGGCAGCGGCCCGTAAGCTTAAGGGTACCGCGAACGATCACTACATTTTTGCCCCCGGCATGAATGGCGACCCCGATCAGCTTCTCGGCTTCCCGGTGTATTTGAATGACTCAATGGCTAGCCCGGCTACATCGGCTAAGTCCGTTCTTTTCGGTCACTTCCCTAGCTACTACATCCGGGAAGTTAACGGTATCGACGTTGCAGTTTCTGACGACTTTGCTTTCGACTACTCGGTTCGTACGTTCCGAGTGCAGCTCCGTACCGATGGTCTCCTTGTTGACCAGACCGGCGCGGTTAAGCATTTCGTCGGCGGCGCAAGCTGATCTAGCTTCGCCTTTTGGTTTGGTTTACGCCGGTTCGGTATCCCCTTCCCGGACCGGCGTAAACCGCCACCACTTATAAAGGAAACTTTCTCTTATGCGTATTCGTATGCTCGCTGACATTTCGGGAACCATTGACGGCCAAGACTGGCCGCGTAAAGGTAACGAATTCGACGTACCCGAAAACGTCGCAGCGGATCTATTCGCAAACGGTTTCGCGGAACCAGTAACCCGCAAAACGGCAAAGGTCGAGACGACCACCGTAGACCCGGTTACCGAAACCGCAGCCGAACCGAAGCCGCGCGCCCGTCGCGCCGCTAAGGAATAAACGCCGTGGCGTATCTCACTCCCGCGCAGGTTCGTTCACGTATCCCGGCGTTATCTAATCAGACAACGTACACAGATACGGAACTAACTAACCTAGTTGCCGAGTTCGAAGATATAGCCGAACGGTATCTACAGACCGCTTTTCAAACGCGGACCGCGACCGCTGAACAAACGGTACGCCCTAACAAATGGGTACAGCTCGCAAACCGTCCCGTAGTTAGCGTCTCAGCGTTCACCGTAGACGGCGTAGCCGGAACACTAACGGACATCACTACGGAGAAGGCTACGGGCTTAATTTACGGTCCTGCATGGTATGGAGCGGACGTACTGACCGTGACCTATACCTACGGTATCGCGACACCGCCGGAACCGTTGCTACGCGCTTGCGCGGAATACTGCCGGTCTGTTGCTTTCGCGGATCGTTCGGGACAATCTCGCGACGTTATCGCGCAAAGCTTCGATGGTTCTATGACTCGCTACTCGACCCCGGACTGGAATAGAGGCCGACCGACTGGATTCTTAGAGGTTGACCGACTGCTAAACAGTTTCCGCGAATACATTGCACCCGGTTTAGCGTGACCGCTACTACGTCTATTCGCTGGCAAGCCGCCGAACGCGTAGTTTCTTTGCTACGTGCTGAGCCGCTACTAGCAAACGTAAGCGTAGAGCCGGGCTGGCCCGGCGACCGTGTACCGCAAGCCGAACTTATATGGTTAGACGAAATCGACGGCACCGTAAATATTCCGGTAATGACCGGCGGACGCAAACAACGCGACGACATTTTTAACCTACCGCTACAAATTCGCGTACTCGGCTACGGAACACTTACCGACACTATGCAACGGCTAACGCAAATCGTCGCAACGATTGAAGATACGCTAGCTGATGACACTTCTCTAGCTGATCTCGACGGCGTTCTTTCCGCTGAAGTAACCGAAGAACGGCAAACGTCCGCGATGTTTCCCGAAGGGCCTACCGGTTTCGCGGAAGTTGTCGTAACAGTTTCTACCCGCCTTTTATAAAGGAACGTAAACAATGCAGGTAACGAACACTACCGGCGTAGACCTATATCTAGCCGCGTTACAAATTGTCGTAGCGGATGGCGAAACCGTCACCGTAGACGAAACCTACGCCGAACTTTTGACGGCGCAAGGCTGGACAAACAAACCGTTAAAAACGTCGGCTAAAGCCGTAGACAAGACCGAACCGGTCGAGACGAAGGAAGTTAAATAATGGGTTACACAGGTATCGACGCGCAGATCGGTTACGCAACCGAGGTCACCGTAGGTACACCGGCAACGGTTACCGCGTTCCTTCCGCTCGTTTCGGAAAGTCTTATGCAGGAGCGCGCGCGCTTAGAGTCGGCGGGCATCATTGCCGGTCGTCGCGTGCTCGCTTCTCAGCAATGGAACGGCGGCGACATTACCGTTTCCGGTTCTGTTCAGCATGAGCTTTATAACCGCGGGCTTGGCAAACTGTTTACCGCTATGTTCGGTGACGTTGCTACTACTGGCGCGGGACCGTATACGCATACGTTTACGCCCGGCGACCTTACCGGCGACGCGCTTACTATTCAGGTCGGACGCCCGGCTACGAATGGCACGACGTACCCGTTCACCTATGCAGGTATGAAAGTCGCCTCGTGGGAAATCGCCTGCTCTGCCGGTGAAATCGCTACCCTCGGTATGGATGTAGTCGGTACCCGTGAGATCGACTACCGGGTAGTTACCGACGGCGTTACTACTTCCGGGTCCGCTTCGATTACGTCGGCTAGCGCAGCGTTTAACGCTTCCGATATTGGTAACCCCATTTCCGGTACTGGTATCCCGTCCGGGGCTACGATTCTTTCGGTTCAGTCCGCAACGGCCGCGACGCTTTCCGCGAACGCTACCGCTTCCGGTACCAGTATTTCGTTTACGCTCGGTATCGCGCTTGCTGCCGCTTCGTACCCGACTGGTATTAAGCCGCTTAAGTTTAACCACGCTGCTATTTCTATCGGTGGCGTTTCGGTTAACGCTAAGAGCCTCACCATTTCCGGTAACAACGGACTAGACGACGCACGTCGCTTCCTCGGTAACCAGCGTATTTCGGAACCGCTCGAAGCTAACCTTCGGGAATACTCCGGCACGATCGAAGTAGAGTTTACCGACCTTACTCAGTACCGCCGTTTCGTTACCGGTTCGGAAGCTGCGCTAGTCGCTTCGTTCACTTCCGGTACCGACTCGGTTACCATTACGACAAATATCCGCGTAGACGGTTCTACACCGATGGTAGCCGGGCGAGAAATTCTCGTTCAGTCACTACCGTTTAAGTGCGTTGCGTCGGGTGCGGATTCTTCCGCTATTACTGTCGCTCTCGTTAACAGCGACGCTACGCCGTAACCGATGGCGTATAAGCCCGGCAAATCTTCCGGCGCGGCTCTCGCGTCTGAGTTCGGCGGGCGTTACGCCGTTAACGTTATTGGTCTACGCGAGTTTCGTAAGGCGCTTAAAGCTGTAGGTCCCGAATGGCCGAAAGAGTTAAGCCGCGCAAACCGTGAGATAGCGAAGATAGGCGAACGCGTCAGCCAAAACGAAGCCCGTAGTATGGGCGGCGTTCAGGCGCGCGCCGCGAACGCTATTAAAGGTTCCGCTAGCGCACGCGAGGCACGCGTACAAATTAAACCGTCTTCGGGTAAACGAAACCCTACGGCTATGGCTAATGTCGCGTTTTGGGGAGCTAAGAAACGTACCGGCTGGTATCGAACGAAACCGCCGGGTAAGCCTCAGCACCCGGAATGGGTCGGTAACCGTTGGGAAGTAGCCGACCTAAATAGCGGACCGTACGCGATTAACGCGGCGCTTGCCCGTCACCTAGACGACATTGTAGCGGCGCATCGCGCAGCACTAGACCGGCTTGCCGCTAAAGCTTTTACTGACTAACCGAAATAACCGAACCTTGCAGGAGGGTTCTAACTATGGCAAACGCACCACGACCCGGAACCGGGCGACGCAAGCAAGCAACCGAACAGGCGCAGCGCGTTCTACGTATCACCGTTGCAGGCGAGACCTATACATTCTGTCCCGATAACATTCCTTTTAATGAGCAGATCGCGGTTCGTAAGGCTTGCGGCGGTTTACCGTTCTCGGCTTTTTGGGGCGGCGAAAATACCGTAGGCGTGGACTCGCTACAAATTATGTTTTGGCTGGCGCGTCGCGCGTCCGGTGAACCGAACCTTTCGCTAGGTGCGGTACTGGACGAATGGCCCGACGTACTCAACCCGGCCGATTTTGAAGTAGCTATCGAGGACCCTAACGAAACCGACGACACCCCGGAATAGTACGGGCAAGGCTATTAAAAGTCTTGCCCGCTTTGTCGTATCTATACGGAATTAAACCGTGGGATATTGGGCGACTGTCGCCCGCTGAACTAATCGTTTACCTAGACGATATCGAAGAAACAAACCGCGCACGTATGAAAGGACGGTAAGCGATGGCATCTACGAAATATCTCTCTATCGTTTTTACCGGTGAGGATCGGGGCGCGACTAAGGCGTTTCGTTCCGTGGACGATGCCGCCGAAAATACCGGTTCTAAACTTGCGCAGCTCGGTTCTAAAATCTCCCCGGCGGTAGCGGCCGCTTCCGCTGCGGTAGTTGCTGGCGTCGGTTTCGCTATGAAATCCGCGTTCGATGCGGCTACGGAATCGGCTCTAGTTGCTCGCGAAACTGAACGCGTTATTCAAACTACCGGCGCTTCCGCGTGGACTACTGCCGATCAGATCAGCGAACTAGCTACGTCGGTTTCTAACCTG